ATAAAATACCAACAGTTGAAGTTATTAGTGGCGCTATCGGAACAGCACCTGTAGCAAGCCCAGTGCCAGTTGGTGGTTATCATGTTGTAATTTCAACAACAAGCAACAGTATTGAATATTATAAAGAAAGTGGAGCGACTTGGACAACAGCAGGCGCAACACTAGCACCACACTATAGCGAACCAGCAGCACCAAGTAACGGAGATGTTTGGGTTAAAACAACTAGCCCAGGTAACGGTGTTTATTTGTCATTTTACAAGTACTCAACAACTACCAATACATGGGTAGCACAAACAACAGTTGGTGTAAGTGATGGATCAGACAATGCAGACATTACTACATTCGTTCCACAAGATGCTTCTAGCGCAACAGCACTAACATCAAGTGCCGCAGCAGGCGGCGTTTTGTTAGCCGAAGGTGCAGATCAATTTGAAATCTTAGTAGTAAGCAGTGTAGGTGCCCCAATTGCAATTCCTACAAGCATATATGCAAGCATTGCATTTCCAACAGCAACCGCCGCAGTAGGCCAATTATGGTTTGATAGCACAATTAATAGTTTAGATATCTATGAATCATCAAGCAATACTTGGGCAGCTTCTACAGATGTTCAGTATAGTACAACTGCACCAACAACAGACAGTGGCGGCCTAGCACTTGCTGATGGCGATGTTTGGGTTGACACAACACTAAGTGGAGCATATCAAGCAAACGAACGTGATTATCCAAAAATTTACAGACATAATGGCGCTGCATGGGTTAAGCATACAAACACTGATCAAACAACATCAAATGGTGTTGTATTTGCAGACATAACTGATAGTGCTGGTAATTCGGTTACTGGTGCACCAGACGCAACTGTTTACCCTGATGGTATTATGTTAGTTAATATGGCTAAGAGTAAAAATACAGTTCGTGCATATAATGCAAGTGGTGGCTGGAGAAACGCTGTATCAAATCATGCAGATGGAAGTGGACGCTTTGGACGTCTTGCACAACGTGCGTATGTTGCAACTGCAATGGCCGCAGTAACAGCAGGAACAGATTTGCGTGATGAACAAAATTCATTCAGCCTACTAGCAGCACCTAACTATCCTGAATTGACTGATGAGTTAGTTACACTAAACAGTGATCGTGGTGAAACAGCATTTATTATTATTGACACACCAATGAACAAGAATCCAACAGATGCAGTTAGTTGGGTACAAAATAGTGGAGTGGCAACTGAAAATGGTGAAGATGGGTTGGTAACAAACAACACATACAGTGCTGCATACTATCCGGCAGGTAGTTCAACAGAACCAGTAAACGGTAAAACAGTTGTTGTTCCACCAAGTCATATGGCACTTTATACATTTGCATATAATGACAACATCAGCTTCCAGTGGTTTGCTCCAGCAGGTCTAACAAGAGGTGTTGTACAAAACGCAAGTGCAGTTGGTTATATTACTAATGAAGCTGAGTTTAAAGCAGTTAGCCTTACACAAGGACAGCGTGACACAATGTATCAAAACAAACTAAACCCAATTACAACATTTATTGGGCAGGGTACAGTTATATTTGGACAAAAAACACTAGCAAGCACAACTACAGCACTTGACCGTGTTAATGTAGCTCGTTTAGTTGCTTACTTACGTGAACGCTTTGATGAGATTGCTCGTCCATTCTTGTTTGAGCAAAATGATACACAAACTCGTGCTAGAGCAAAGATAGTATTTGAACGTTTCTTAGCAGACATTTTAAGCCGCAGAGGTGTAACAGACTTTGCAGTTGTTTGTGATACAAGTAATAACACACCAGCACGTATTGATCGTAATGAACTATACATTGATGTAGCAATTGAACCTACTAAGAGTGTTGAGTTTATTTACATTCCAATCCGTATTGTTAATAGCGGTACACTATCTAACGTATAAAACTATAAAAATAACTACAAACTTAATGGACGCCAAGTGCGTCCATTTTTTTTCACTGATTTCTTATAAATACATATAGCTAGTATAAGAGGAGACTAATATGGCAGTTCTAACAACACTTGGTGTTCCAGATAACGCAGGAAACACCACTACTATTATGCCAAAACTACAGTACCGTTTTAGAGTTACATTTGATGGTGACGGCTTTAGTGCAAACCCAACAAGAAACGTAATTAGTACAAGTAGACCAGGCCTAACACATGAGCCAGTTCAAATTGATGCATATAACAGTAGAATTTATTTGGCAGGCAAACACACATGGGAACCAATAAGTATCGTATTACGTGATGATATTGATGGTGTTACATTACGTGAATTAAACCAACAACTTAATAGACAAGTTGACCATGCAAACCAAAGTTCAATAAGAGCAGGTGCCGGTTATAAATTTACAACAAAAGTCGAAACACTTGATGGACAGAATCCAACACCAGGTGTATTAGATACATTTGAACTAAGCGGTTGCTACATTACAAACATTCAATATGGTGATATGGCATACGCATCAAGTGAGCAAGTACAAGTAACAGTACAAATTCAGTATGATAATGCAGAAATTTTTGATGCTAATGGTAATGCTACATTAACCGGTAACGGTGGTGATAATACATTAGTTAATGCAACAGGATAAACTTAATGGGTTTATCTTCTAATACTGGCTTGTTCAATCGTGCCGCAGAAATATATGGTGTTGATGACCTGGTGATGCGCAAACGACCTAGACAAAAGTTTAACTTTGGTGTCTTTATGCAAATTGATTCTGCCCCTACTCTTAGTGACGAAAGCTATGGTAGGGCGTTTCAATTTGAAAAAGTAATGGGAGCATCATTCCCAGACTATCAGTATAATGTTGTAAAACTTAATCAATATAACCATCATCGTCCTGTTACAACTAAACAGGAAATAACACCAGCATCAATTACATTTTATGATACTGTTGATAATCAGTGGCAGTCATTACTAACTGATTATGCCAAGTATTATTATTCACAAGGTTTAGCACCTATAGGACAATTGGCTAATGATGCTAATGAGCCAAATGTTAGTAGTTTGTTTGGACTAAATGCAGTGCAAGCATCAGGTCGTTTCTTCTTTAATCAAATTGATATTGTAACAATAGATAATAATGTTAATGGTTCCCAAGAAGGAAGAACAGTTAGTATGACAAATTGTTTAATTACTAGTGCATCACACGACAATGTGGCATATAGTGATAGCTCTCCAATTACTTGGACAGTACAGTTTCAACCAGAACATGTATCCTTTATAACTTCATAAATACGTATATAATGGCATCGAAGTTTCAACAGGGATTATTCCAACCTAAAAATGTATCTAGATATATTGGCAAACATGCGCCAAGGTACCGTAGTGGTTGGGAATTAAAGTTTATGCGGTTTTGCGATACGCATCCTAGCGTAGTTGCATGGGCTAGTGAATCACATCGCATTCCTTATTTTAATCCAATTAAGAATAAACAAACAACATATGTGCCAGACTTCTTTATAGTATATGAAGACGTAAACAAAAATAGGCATGCAGAGTTTATTGAGATAAAACCAGCAGGACAGATGCTTGGTAATGCTAAAAGTCCTGCACAAAAAGCACAAGCAGTTGTCAATGAAGCTAAATGGCAAGCAGCTAAGGTATTTTGTGAAAGACAAGGCGTTGGATTTAGAGTATTAACAGAAAACGAACTGTTTAACAATCCAAAGAAACCAAAAAGGCGAAAAAAATGAGTAAAAAAATTGAAGAAGTATTTAATATGTCAAGTGCAAATGAACCAGAACATACAACTGAAGAAGAAATTGGATTTGATATAGAAAAATTACAAGAAACAATGGCAACTGCGGATAAAATTGACCAAGCATTACCAGCAGTACGTGACTTAGAAACTTTAGATAAAGATATGGATGATTATGCACAGCAGGCGATGACAGCATTTCAAGACTTAATGGATTTGGGACAAAATGTTGAAGATAGACACGCTGCACCTGTGTTTGATAGTGCAAGTAAGATGATGACTAACGCTATCACAGCTAAAACAGCAAAGATGGATAAAAAGCTCAAGATGATCGAGATGCAAATGCGTAAACGTAAGTTAGATCTTGAAGAACGTAAAGTTGAAATGCAAATTGCAAAAATGAATGATGCACCAATTGATGGTAGTCCGATTGAAGGAGCAGCTGAAGAGTTTGATCGTTCAAGTTTGATAAATGATATCATGGCAAAAGTTAAAGAAAACAATAATAGTGATAAATAACTATAAGATAGGATTGATAGTATGAAAAGTTTAAAGCAATATTTGGCAGAATCTGAAAAAACATATAACTTTAGGTTACGTACAGTAGCTAACATGTCAAGTGAGCAATTGGATAAATTGGAGCAGCATTTAGCACGTTATAATGTAGATAAAGTAAGTTCTCCTAAAACAAGTATTATCCAAAAGAGCCCTGCAGGATTTGGTGATATTGGACCAAGTGCTGTATCTACTATGGAAATCGTAACACACTTACCATGTACACCAAATGTAATGCAAGAAGAGATTGCAGCCGCTACTGGTGTACCGATTGGTGCTATTAGAGTATACAATGAAGGTGAGTTTGTTGAAGAAGAAGAAAATTTAGAAGAAACTACTGATGAGGACGGAAAAAGTGTATTAGCAGATGCTGATTACAGTGATGCAGAAAAAGTGGATCATAAAGACAATTTTGGTAATGAGTTTGTTGCTAACTTTGTTAAGAACTTACCTAAATCAGAATTACATAAAGAATATAAGGTATAAAAAAATGGATTTAAGAGACTTAGTAAAATTGGCAGGCATCGTAAACCCAGAACTTCTTAACAGAATCGATGCAACAGCAGAAGTAGAAGAAGCTGATGGCGCAGGCTTTGAGCAATCTACAACTGCACCAGATGAAGAAATAATGGATGACCCATTACAATCAATGGGTAGTGATGTAGACACAAGTTTACGCCGTTATTTAAAAGCAAAAGGCGACCACGTTACTGTAGACGAAGATGTATATCCAGATATTACAGTTGACGATTTAAGTGAAGCATATTCTGCATTTAAGAAACACGTTAATGAAAAGCCATTAACACCTACTGACGACGAATGGTCAAAACTTCTTAAAATTCCAAATCGTAAGAGTTGGGAAAAAATGGTAAAGTCAAGTAAAGAAGAAACTGGCGCACCGGTTGAAGAAGATGAAATGGATCGTGCACGTTATGATGCAGACGAAACACCACGTGGTGAGAAGAAGAAAAAAGTTACTCTTAAAAAAGCACCATGGGAAAAAGACGACGATGTGAAAGAAGCAGACATTGACGAAAATGCATTTAACCAAGCAGCGGCAGCAGCAGCTCGTGCAGGAAAAGACACATTTGAGTTTGGTGGTAAAACACATAAAACTACAATGAAAAAAGACGTAGCACATAAACTAGATGATGATGTTAATGATGAACTAGCAGTACTTAGAAGAAACGCAGGTATTTAACATGGCACATTCAAAAGTAGATAACACATTTAATGGAGCAATGGACAAGATAAAAGAACTTAGTAGTGTATTCCGTGAAGGTGGAAAACTAGAGGCTGCATGTGGCGACGATTGTGATTTAGGAGATGTAAGATCTGCCTTTGAAAAACTAATGGGCGAAATGCGTGAAGCACATACTGAAGCTACTATGGAAGAATCAATGGACGAAGGTAAATCATCTGGTGATGCATATTACATTATGATACACGCTAAAGAATTAGCCGCAGCTGATGGGCTTGATCCAAATAGACTATCATACGGTGATTTACAGTCTTATACCAAAAAGGCAAAAAAACTACGTGGTATCGACGAAGGTAAAATGAGCGACATGTTAATTCATGATTCAGAAACACTTTCGAAAGAAGAATTTGCAAAGAAACATGGTAAAGATGTTGCAGACGAATACTATGAAGCAACCATTGGCGCACCAGATTACAACCCAGCGGCAGGCGAATATGCTAGTGAACGTGAATATGGTATGTTTAGTGATGAAGGCAATGCCGAAGTTGCAGAGATTGTAGATGATATTATTAAAAGACATGAGCGTGGTGAATTTGATAGTCCAGAACGTGCTATTGATGCCGCTATGAAAGATCTAATGAATTTATCAGATGATAATAAAGATTTTGAAGAAGCATCAGATACTGATGTTATGGACCAAGTTGCGAGAGACTTGGACAGGCGTATTGGCAGAGATAGTGGATTTGGTGAAGCTATCGAATATATGAGAAAATTGGCTGGAATTGAACAATGAAAAAGTTTACAGAATATTTAAAAGAAGCATACTCACCAGGTGATGAAAACGAAGCTGGCATGGTAAGTAATTGCTGTGGCGCTCCTATTATGGATGTTTATCAAGGACATGGTAGATGCTCAGATTGCAAAGAAATGGCAAGTGCTGTTAAAGAAGCAGTAGGCGATGCAGCAGATCCAATTTATGATTTAATTGATAATCATGGCGCAGAAGCAGTGCTAGATGAACTAGTACGTTATTTAGATGTAGATCAAATTGAAGACTTTGTTTCAGACTATCGTAGACATCATAATATGGAACACGAGATGGCCGAAAAGGCTGGTGAAACATGTGATCACTGTGGTTGTGTTATTGAAAACCCAGATCCAAAATGTGATTGTGACCACGATCACAATACTAACGAAGCATTAGATTACTTGCGCAAACTAGCAGGTATGTAATATATAACCCTTAATTACAGGCTTAAGGTTTACATTAGGGGAAGCCGACAAAACAATTTGTTGCTTCCCCTTTTTTAACATAAGTATTAGTATGTCAGTAGATACAAAACTAACCAAATCCCCATATCAAAGAGAAAAGTATACAAATGAGCAACTACAAGAGCTTGCTAAGTGTACTATGGATCCTCAGTATTTTATTACTGAGTATTGTTGGATTCAGCATCCTACAAAAGGACGTTTAAAGTTTGATCTCTTTGATTATCAGCGTGGACTGTTAGACAGCTACCACAATCACAAATACAGTATTGCACTTATTAGTAGACAAATGGGTAAGTCAACAGCGGCGGCTGCATATCTATTATGGTATGCAATGTTTATGCCTGACCAAACTATTCTAATTGCGGCTCACAAGTATAGTGGTGCACAAGAGATTATGCAACGTATACGTTTTGCATATGAATTACTGCCAAACTTTATACGTGCTGGTGTTACAGCATATAATAAAGGTAGTTTAGAATTTGATAATGGTAGCCGTATTGTAGCACAAGCCACTACCGAAAATACCGGACGTGGCTTATCTATCTCACTAGCATACTTAGACGAATTTGCATTTGTGAGACCCACTATTGCTCGTGAGTTTTGGACAGCATTATCACCAACACTTAGTACAGGTGGTAAATGTATTATTACAAGTACACCAAATCAAGATGATGACCAGTTTGCACAAATTTGGCGTGAAGCGTTAAAAACTACAGACGAATATGGCAATGAAAAAGAAACAGGGAAGAATGGATTTAAAGCATACAGTGCTGATTGGACATTCCATCCAGATAGAGACCAAGCCTGGGCAGACGAAGAACAAGGCAAGATTGGTGAAGAGCGTTTCAGACGTGAACACCTAAACGAGTTCATTGCATTTGACGAAACACTAATCGACAGTTTAAAACTTACATTAATGGAACACAAAGACGTATACAAAAAGTCTGGCCAAGTACGTTGGTATCGTCCAGTACAAAATGGTAAAACATATATTGCAGGCCTTGATCCAAGTTTAGGTACTGGTGGCGATAATGCCGCTATACAAGTATATGAACTGCCAGGTATGCGCCAAGTAGCAGAATGGATGCACAATAAAACACCAGTTCAAGAACAAATACGTATACTACGTGGTATGTTAAGTGAGATAGAAGCTAGTGCACCTGATAGTGAAATATACTGGAGTGTAGAAAACAACACACTAGGTGAAGCAGCATTAGTTGCAATTAATGAAATGGGCGAAGAAAATATATCTGGAACATTTATTACTGAATCAAGAAAAGCTGGTAGTTCAAGAGCATATAGACGTGGATTTACAACTACAAACAAAAGTAAATTAGCCGCATGTAGTAAATTTAAAAACTGGATTGAAAGTGATAAAATGGAAATCGCTAGTAGCACACTACTACGTGAAACAAAAACATTCATTGCTCGTGGTGCTAGTTATGCCGCAAAGGATGGCGAGACAGATGACTTGGTAATGGCAGCACTACTAGTAGTTAGAGTAGCACAACAAGTAGCACAATATGATGAAACAACATATAACGAACTTAAAGACAGTTTTAGTGATGAAGAAGATCTTGCACCCATGCCATTTACGTTTTTGGTATAAATAGTATATAATAGAGAGATATAAGAGATATGTTGAGTTCAGAATTAGTTGCAGAAAAGATTTTTAAGATACTCAAAGGCAACGGTCACAATTTAAAACTATATTCCGACGAAGGTAAAGATACCGTTGATCCGGCGGAAGCTCGTCGTTTTTATATGAATGATACGGGTACTATGATCAGTTTGGACGAAACAGAAAATACTCGTAATATAAAAGTAAGTTTGAGTGCATCTACAGATCACACTCTTCTTAAAGATACACTTGCACAGATTAAAAATTTAGCAAACCGTAGTATTATTGAATATACACTAAAGAATTACTCAAGAACGATAAAACCAAAAGATTTTGAATATCAAGCCCAAAAGGTAAACGACATGAAACAAGATACTGTAAATGAAGGAATTGGTGCTGCATACGGTAGTAGTAAAAGCAGTTACCAAAAATTAGAAAGCGCACGACTTGTTATTAAACATAACAAGCCAGTAAATGAAGAACAGCGTGGATCACGTAGTAGAAACATTCAAGCCATTTATATTGAAAATGCTGAAGGTGAACGTTATAGATTTCCTAGCAACAACCTTGCTGGTGGCAGAGCTATGTTACGTCATGTACAAGCAGGTGGTAATCCACATGATGACTTTGGTAAGCACATTGCAGAACAATGTTCAGAATTAAAAAAACTTAAAGAGTTTAGACGTTACAGTGAAAAGAATGGGCTTGTTAATGAAGACACTGCGGAAATCGTAGAAGCAGTTATTGGACGCATTAACAGTATACGTGAAACACTAAATCGTATGAAGGGTGCAAGAACCTATTCAGCTATGATAGAAGATTTTGAAGCAAAAGATGAACAGCTAGACGAAAATGGTATAGACGATATCAAAACAAAGTTTACAGTACATCATTTTGATGAAAATGTAGAAGGCGCACTACCTTATGTTCAGTCACTTGTAAGAGAAATGCAAGCAGTACGTGAACACAATACAAAAGTATCAGAAACAATCAACAACCTTGTAAGTGTTGTTGAAAATAGTGGTAAAACAGTTTGGGTTAAAGAAGGAACTGACATTGTCGGTGATCCAGAAAATCCAATGAACCACACATTTGAGAATTCTTCAGCACGAGCACAACTAGGTGCAGTGATGGAGTATATTGCTAACGTTCTTGATGAGAGCGAAAGCACAATGTCAAACTGTCTTGCAGAAGCAAGTAAATTGGTTGACAGCATCAACGACGATGCTATACTGGGTAAATCAGCAAAGGCACTTGCTTCGCTGATGCCTAAGTTAAAACCAAGTAGCAGTGAGACACCAATACAAGCAGAAGACAATCAATGGGAAAAAGACATTAATACTGTATTCGAAAGTTATGATATTAATAAACTTTTTAGTTGACAAACTAACGCTCGTATTATATATTAGTGACAATAAGTACATTGTCATTTAGGCAAACTTAGGCAAACGTTGCATTATGCAACACACATAGGCAAAATATAGGAGAATAACTATGGCATCATTGGCAGAAATTAGAGCAAAATTACAAGCACAAGACAATAAAGGTACTAATCAATCAAGCGGTGGAGGCGATAACGCAATCTACCCGTTTTGGAACATCCCAGAAAATTCAACAAGTGTAATTCGTTTCCTCCCAGACGGGGATACGAGCAACACTTTCTTTTGGCGTGAGCGTCAAATGATTCGTATGGAATTTCAAGGCGTCGAAGGACAACCAGACAGTCGTCGGGTTACAGTAAACGTACCATGTAACGAAATGTGGGGATCAGTTGGAAGTTGCCCAGTATTATCAGAAGTACGTCAGTGGTTTAAAGACCCTGCACTTGAAGATATGGGACGAAAGTATTGGAAAAAACGTAGTTACGTATTCCAAGGTTTTGTAACAGAGAATGCTCTTGAAGAGGAATCTCCAGAAAATCCAATTCGTCGATTTGTAATTAACCCAAGTATCTTTAATATTATCAAAGGTGCACTACTAAGTAGTGACTTTGAAGAGTCTCCAACAGACTATGAAGGTGGTACAGACTTCCGTCTTACTAAAACTACAAAAGGTCAATATGCTGACTATTCAACTTCAGGTTGGGCACGCCGTGAGCGTAGCTTAGACAGCAATGAACGTGCAGCTATTGAAACACATGGGTTGTATACTTTAAATGATTATCTACCTAAACAGCCAAGCGAAGCAGAATTAGCAGTAATTGCTGAAATGTTTGAAGCAAGTGTTGATGGTAAATTGTATGATCCAGAACGTTGGGGTAACTTTTATCGCCCAGCAGGGGTGCAAATTGACACATCAAACAGTGCACCAAACAATAGCGGAACAGCACCTGCTCCAGCAGCACCAACTCCTGCTCCGGCAGCACCAGTAGCAGAAACAACAACTGATACAGGTTGGCAAGATCCTGCTCCAGCAGCAACACCTGAACCTACTCCGGCACCTGCGCCGGCTGCGGCAGAAGGCGAGAAGCCAAGCGCACAAGATATCTTGGCAGCAATTCGCAATCGTAGCAACTAGAAACAACAACACCCCCGATATATAATACCGGGGGGTTACTAGCTTTTCTTATAGGAGATATTAATGGCAAGACCTTTTGACATTGCGAAATTTCGCAAGAGTATTACTAAGAGTGTGCCTGGACTTAGTACAGGATTTAGAGACCCAGATACATGGATCTCAACAGGCAATTATACACTAAACAAACTTGTAAGTGGTAGATTTGATGGTGGTGTTCCACTAGGCAAAGTATCAGTATTTGCAGGTGAAAGTGGTGCAGGTAAAAGTTTTATCTGTGCTGGTAATTTGGTGCGTGAAGCACAAAAGCAAGGCATCTTTACAGTGCTAATTGATACAGAAAATGCATTAGACGAGAAATGGTTACATGCATTAGATGTTGATACAGCAGAAGATAAATTGCTTAAACTAAACGTAGCAATGATTGATGACGTTGCAAAACTTATCAATGAATTTATGAAAGACTATAAGTCACAATATGCTGACAAAGACGAAACAGATCGTCCTAAAGTACTGTTTGTGATTGACAGTTTAGGAATGATGTTAACACCAACAGACATCAATCAGTTTGAAAAAGGTGACTTAAAAGGTGACTTGGGCCGTAAGCCTAAAGCACTTACAGCACTTGTTCGTAACTGTGTAAACATGTTTGGTGACTATAACGTAGGCCTAGTAGCAACTAACCACACTTATGCAAGTCAGGATATGTTTGATCCAGATGATAAAATTAGTGGCGGCCAAGGCTTTATCTATGCTAGTAGTATTGTTGTTGCAATGCGCAAACTCAAACTTAAAGAAGATGAGGAAGGCAATAAGATTAGTGAAGTTAAAGGTATCCGTGCCGCATGTAAGGTTATGAAAACTCGCTACAGCAAACCTTTTGAAAGTGTACAAGTTAAGATTCCATACGAGACAGGAATGTCTCCATATAGTGGGCTTGTAGACTTGGCTGAAGGAAAGCAAGTATTAAAGAAAACAGGCAACAGGTTATCTTACATTGATAAAGAAACTGGCGAAGAGATACTACAATTCCGCAAAGCGTGGGAGCGTAACGATAATGGTTGTTTAGACCTTATTATGAAGCAATGGGACGACACGGAAGTGGATCAAGTAGTAGAGGATATTGATGAAGAACTAAATAACACACAACCAATATCTGAGGAAACTACAGCACATGATAATGAGTGAAGACGAAATTGAACAGTTCGTGAATCTTTGGATGGCAGTAAAGCCATATATTACAGCTAAAGACAAGTATGACGCTTGTCAAAAGTTCTTAATGACATTAGAAGATTCAATTGATATTCAAGAAATAACTGATGAACTAGTTGGTTTTGACGGAACTATTGACAAAGTTATTCGAGACAACTATACTGAACATGTAGATTTGGACGAGTTTAACGAAGATGATGAAGAATGGTAAATGAGCTGGTTTAACGATATACGAAAAGATATCAGTAACATTATTCCTGCAATTGATTATTACGAAAAAGAACTAGAAGAAGCTCGTAAAGAGTGCGGCCTTAAAGGTAGTGTGGAGAAGCATTCACGTGATATGCCTGGCATAGTTGAATATCGTTTTAATCAGTTGCAGGAAATTGAAGCAATACTGGAATATCTGAATATAGAACTACGCAAAATTAAAACACAGAAATACAAAAAGTTTCTGGAGCATTATAATCGTGCATTGAGTAGCCGTGACGCTGACAAATATGCAGAAGGTGAAGAAGATGTAATTGATCAACAGCACATTTGTAATGAGTTTGCTCTTATACGCAACAAGTATATGGGCCTTATCAAAGCACTAGATACCAAAGGTTTCCAGATTAACAATATCGTAAAATTAAGATCTGCTGGATTAGAAGACATTAGTTTGTAAAAAAAATTACAACCCACTGAAAGTGCAGGATTTTTTCCTGCATTTTTTTATTGACACCAAGACGTATTGGTGCTATAGTCTAAGAGTAAGTTAAAACAGAGGTTCACATGATACGCATTTTTAATTCAGCAGTACCAGGAGAGCGTTTTATTCCACTAGACGAGGTTAACGTAGTAACCATGAAGATGGACTACAATAACCGTCCTTACATTTTGTTCGAGCATAGTGACTATCCACTGGGTGCGTTGAAAGCAGAGTTTCGCAACGATGTTTGGGAATGTGATTTAGACTAGGAGACATGATGATGTATAAAGTTGGAAATGGTGTTATTCGTGAGTATGTACATGTTGGTAGCAACAACTATCTTGCCAAAGGAGAAGTTGTAAGCATACACGAAGATGCAGATGGTGAAACTCTTTACACTATCATGTTTGATGACGGTGCGACAAAAGTTTACACCAAAAACGTAATGGACAATCCACGTGTGATTGTCACCGAAGAGGTAATTTGGTAATGCTATACAGTGTAATTGGCGGTACTAAAAAAGAACGTCAAGCAGTTACTGAAGCACTTTGGTTTGCTAAGGAATACTGGTTACCACGGCATCGTAAACTTGCTGTTGATGTAGAGATTACTAAGCATTTGGATGTTGATGCTGATTGCTTAGAAGGTGATGATGAGCGTGAGTATGAGATACGTGTTAAACGTGGGTTGTCTCACGAAGATTTAATTACTGCCATCTTTCACGAATTTGTACACGTTAAGCAAGATGTACTAAAACAGTTTCCTATGTTTACTCCTAGCGATATTCCTTATTTGGATCGTCCTTGGGAGATTGAAGCATACGCTGAACAAGAAAAAATGTTAAAAAAATACAAAAAAAGTGAAATTAGGTGTTGACACCAAGACGTATTGGTGTTATAAAGTAAGAGTAAGTTAAGCAAACAGGAGTTAGCAAATGGCATATGTATCCCAAGCAATGAAAAAAGAACTAGCACCAGGCATTAAAGCAGTACTCAAGAAGTATGGCATGAAAGCTAGCATTGCAGTTCGCAACCATTCAACACTTTGCGTAAACATCAAGTCAGGTAAACTGGACTTTAGCGATAATTTTACACATGGTGACGGATACTGTCAAGTTAACGAATACTGGATTGACAGCCATTATAATGGTGTTAAGCGTGACTTCCTTAACGAGCTGTTGGCTGAAATGAAAGGTCCACGTTACTTTAATGATGATGATGCAATGACTGATTACTTTAGTCGTTCACATTACACTGATATCAATGTTGGTCAGTGGAACAAACCTTATGTATTGGAGGCTTAATAATGTCAGATTTACAAAATGCAATTAATGCAATCCGCAAAATTACTACTCAGGCAGAGTTGAATGAACTTGCCACTGAGTGGAAACGCCAAATGAACTTTATTGGTGCTCAAGCCAAACGTGGTTTAAAAAAAGGTGATACAGTTAAATGGGAATCACGTGGCTTTGTTCGCACTGGTACTATTACTAAGATGAACAAGAAAACTGTCGAAGTTGTTGATGCTGGTGCTACACCATTTGGTCGTACAGTAACACGAGTACCAGCTTCAATGATTATTGGAAAGGTGGCAGCATAATGAACGCAATACGTATAATGGATATTATGTCTAAGACTTTGGGAGTAGTAGTTGTACTCCTACTAATTGCTAATGTTGTCAATATTGCAAGCAAGGCATTACTATGAAAATGTTTAATACATTAAAGTTCAATGAAGTTGGGCCTGGGCACTTCCAGGCTAAACAACAGTTTGGAAAGTATCAACTTAGTGTAATATTAGAGCCCGGCAAAACACTGTATGAAGCAGCAGTCTTTGATGACAATTTTTTTGTACAGTTACCGGGTATACACGACAACGACGATGTCATTCCAGGCTTGACACCAGATGCAGTCGATGCTATAATGTTAAAGTTACAACTAATAGAGATGGTCTCTTAGCTCAGCTGGATAGAGCAAGTGCCTTCTAAGCACTAGGTCGCAGGTTCGAATCCTGCAGAGATCGCCAGAATATGTACTCCTCTAGCTCAATTGGTTAGAGCAGAACGCTCATAACGTTTTGGTTACAGGTTCGAGTCCTGTGGGGAGTACCAAATGCTCGCATGATGGAATGGTAGACATAACAGACTTAAAATCTGTGGCTTAGTGCGTCCCGGTTCGAGTCCGGGTGCGAGTACCAAATTAGGAAGACAAGACGTATGCGAAGAGGAAAACCACACAGTGTAGAAGAGTACGTTCGTGTACGTCTTGAATTCTTATACGAAGAAAAGAAGAAAAATAATGATGTAACAGCACATATGATACTAGACAAATCTATTTTTGAACTTAGTGTAGTTCTTGACATGTTAACAAGATAGACTAAGTAAGAATACGGACAGGTGGCTGAGTGGCCGAAAGCGGCGGATTACTAATCCGTTGAGGGTTAACCCCCTCCGTGGGTTCGAATCCCACCCTGTCCGCCACAATTTAGAAAATACAATGGAAAGACACATTAACAACATAATAAATTCAGATGTAAGTATAGCAGACTTAGACATCACAAAAATAGAATGGATTGAAGTCTGTCCTTTATTTGAAGAAGATTTTTACAACGAACTAATGTCAATGCCAAATAGTAAACGTGCAGAAGTATTAGTTGAAAAAATGAATGACAAACGTATAGTTGATATATTATTTTCAAAGTTTGGAAAATTTGGTTTAAGAAGTACGGTTATTCGTAGTATCTATGCGTTTGGTCAAACACATGGAATTGGATATACTCTTAAACCTCATGTTGACAGTTACCCTCGAGTATTCAATATGGTGTTTCATTTTACTGAAGATGATGAAGTACCAGAAGCAGGAACAGCAATATATGATATTAAAAGCCTTGGTAAAAGAGAATATGAAACATACGCTACAGCAAAATATCTAAAAAATTCGTGTACGATATTATGTCTTAATTCTGATAGTTGGCATGGTGTTGATATGCTAATGAAAGATATTAAAAGAGACAGTGTAGTTTTAGTATTCAGTGCTGAAGAATGGAACGAATCTCAAATGCACTATGCTGATTGGAAACCAGGAGTTACGGTAAACTATGAAAAGGTATAGTAGTCCATATGAATACTTAGATCAAAATGTTAATTTAGATAATGGATACTATGAATATTATATAGCAGGCCAGCATTTAAATCTTTATACTTGTTTTGATAATCAAGAGCCATGGCTAAAAGTTATAGATATAGATCATGAATCTGATGCACACATCAACAGTTTAGCAGTTGACGGTGTAAAAGTTTCAGATGATGTGATAAACAGTCTTATAACCAAAAATCATGAATACAGTATTATGGCTGTAGCAGATAAATTTACTTCTACTTATAATGAATGGTTAACATATCCGCATCGTATATATGTGCACAACACAATAGAACGTTGGGCAAGTGATGTATTAGCTATTGATATACCAAATAGTAATTTATTGTCATTGAACACACACAGTAAGCCGATAGCAATAGCATCGGATAATCAATCTTTGTCGTTTGGATCTTGCAGATTGGGAGATACGTTTTTTTGTTACGGAAGAAAAGGACAACCTGGACTAGCACAAGCATTTACAGGACCAGGATCAGGAAGCATATGGATAAGATAATTGGATAGATATTTAACAATACCAGGATTATTACACGAAGGTAGATGTCGTGTAATGATTGAAGAAGTAATACCGTTACTACCTGATTCACCAACAGTGTTGGAAATTGGGTCATTTTTGGGTAAAAGTACAAACATGTGGCTTGACAAGTTACCAGATAATGCTATACTTGATATAAATGATAGCTTTGAAATACCAAATACAGAAATACGTGATTTAATTAACACCTGGATTGACGGTGATTATACTGAATTATTTAATTTTTTGGATAACGGAGGCGATCATTTTGGTGTTTGGAAAATGCATACCCATTCACATCCAAGAGCACATTTAATACGTAATACATATCATATGAGAACTGATGATTTATTACTTAAATCTACATTTGATAATAATTATGATTGTGTATTTTTAGATGGTGATCATCGTGGTGATCATGTTTTAAGACAACTAGAGTATTTTAAAGATTGTGATCTAATATGTGGAGATGACTTTGAGCGCACTAGATGGGCACGCCTAGTAAATTCAGTAACTGAATTTGCAAATCAAAATAACAGAGTATTAAACCACAAACATGGAGTTTTTTGGTTAACTAAATAATCAGTCATGAATAAAGTATGTACAGAATGCAAAACAGAATTAGGACACGGAGACTTCTGTCCTAACTGTAGAGTAAGAAGGTAATGCTCCTATAGCTCAGTTGGTAGAGCAACTGATTTGTAATCAGTAGGTCCGCGGTTCGAGTCCGTGTGGGAGCACCATAAAGCGAGTATGGTGAAATTGGTAGACACGCTAGATTTAGGTTCTAGTGCTTTACGGCGTGGGGGTTCAAGTCCCTCTACTCGCACCAATTTAAGGAAGAGAAAACATGAAAGAACAATTAGTAAAAGCCGCACGTATGCATGCCGAAGGTGAGCTAGAACGTGCAAAAACAAATATTATGGTTTATATGAACCAAAGTGTAGGTATTGGCGAACACAGCGACATTGTTGAAGCAATTCAAGAAGAATTAGACAAGATGGCTGCCGCAGAAGATCGTATTGAAATGTTAAGCAAACATTTTTCGTAATAAACGGAGGGCTGGATGTTTAGTGTAGAAATGGATCATGACGAAATTACAATTACTGTTATGGACGACTACGGTAATCATCCAGACCTTATCATTAACAGTTTTGATGATATTGTATATATAAGACAATTTGACGATGATGATGCAGTACCACAGGCAATAGCATTGTCTCCAGCAATGTGGGAAGAACTAATAGCAGCAATGCATAGTCCTGAAGGCTTTTTTCGCACAAAGTAAATACCAATTTAATAACAAGGATAAAATATGACTGAAAAATTAATACTTACTTATGGACTAACTGATCAAAATGAAGGAGATTGGATTGTCCAAAGTAGTCAAGATTTTAAACAAGAAATTCCTGGACATGAAAAAGCATTATATAATTTATACCGCATGAATCCAGACGTAGAAAAAGCTACAATAAGTTGGGAAATTAATACTGATTGTCCATATGTTCTAAGATTAATTGCTGGATGGGAAACTAGATTACAAAAGCCCCACCTAAAAATGATGCAATGTGATTCACGATTATATCCTTATAATCCAGACTGGCGGTCTTATATCAATAAAACTGAAATGGTCTCACTGTTACCAGAACGTACACCAGAAGATCAGCCTAATTATTTAAAACTTGATATCACGGATTGTAAAAACTTGTATTGTAATATTCCTTGGGGAGACTTATACTACAATACACATCAGTCACTTACTTCAGCTGGACAAAATGCTGGAAATGTCCTCAATCATTTATTTCATTATTCTACTCAGGAATCATCTATTACTCAAGACTTGCCACCATTTGATTTATTTAAAGACTTAACTATGGCAACTACTTTTCAATGGCAGTTCGCTTTGGGAGAAAATATTGATATTGAAAAACCAGTTTATTTAAATTATACTGGCAATGATAGCGAATGGTGGCTGAGGGCAATTAAAGATAAACCAGATGAACAAGAGCATCTTTTATCATTGGGATATACACCAAAAATTTTGCATGATTATCATAAAAATAAAAATCTATGGGTAGGTGGTTTACGAGATGATAGAGTAGAAGCGTACGATAAATTTAGAGAAAATAGTACAGTATGTCGTGTAAGTCTTACTAAGGAGTAGGACATGTATTTAACTATCAGCTATGATACTGATGAAGTGGTATGGAAACTATCAGCAAATCAACCATTGGTTATAGACGCTGTCAAACGTTGGAAAGCAATAACTAATAATCCATATGAGTTTAGTTTAACTGGATACAATCAGGCTGACTTTTCCTTCTCCATTGATTTAGATCCACTTGTTCCTACAAAAGCATTAACACCAATTGATGTTACAGACATCGAACTTACGTCTAA